TCAGAAATGAAGAAACTGGGTGTGAAAACCCGTCCTCTTATTTGAGTTTACTCATCTAATGGGATCCAACTGAATACAGTTGGGAGAGCAATTAAGCAACTGAGGTAGTTTAGGATATTCGAACCATCCACAGACTGTGGGGGCTGACACCCCTCGCTACTCTGGTCACCTAGTTGTTTAGTTGTCTTGAACAACTTGTGGGGTCCATAAGCTTTAGCTTTAGGGGGAAATACCTAAAGTTGAAAGCTTAAAGGCCCACAGGTCTAACAAGCCTGTCGGTTATTCAACCTGCCTGCAGCCTTTACTCTTTTAGAGTAAAGAAACTGAAGTAGTCTAAATTTTGTTTCATATCTATTTAAAGACGTCACAAACAATTTTAATTTTAATTTAAATAAAATGGTTCGAAGCGCTTTTCTTAGGATGAAGAAAATTTATTCTTGGCAAAGAGGTGTACAAAACCTCTTTCGATTAAGAAGTCCTTTACTTAGTATAGGACGTCTTATTCGGGCGAAATATACGAAGGGTCTTGTTCGAGCAATAGTGATCTTACTATATAGATTTGAAAAGTTAAGAAAGAAACAGGGCCTGAAAGGGCTTTGCCTTTATTTAAAAGGTTGTTCTATCTTAATTATCAAATTTATTAGTAAAGATCCTACTCCTCGTAACTCGGTTACCTATGGACCTCATATTTCTTTAACTAATAGAGGAATTCCTAGAATTCTTCCATTATATTTTAGAAAAGAGGTTTCTAAGGGTAATCCGGTTATAATTAGATTAGTCTTAACCATGTTAGGTCTTTATCGTGTCTTACCGTTTGAGGCTCCTCTAAAGACTTCTACTATCACTGATAGTAGTGAGTTTAAAGAGGTTCCGTACGATTTCAGATTGTGATTTATATCTTTCAATAGATACTGATTTAAAGATAAATTAGTATTTAAAGAATCTATAAATCCTTTTATGATTTCGTCAGCCGGTAATAGTTTGGAGAAACCAATCATTAGCTCAAAAGATTTTGACCTTAATGAGAGCACTTTGTGAAGTGAACTCTGAAAGGTTATGTCTTTTAAGAAAGAAGATAAACTTAAATCTAGTATGTATTGATTCCACGCAGTGGTATCTTTACATGCGAGGGGCTTGTTACCCCATATTTTAGGTATTCTTCAATCTTATCCTTTAACAAGGATGAGTATTAACTTTATGAAATTTTTAGCTACTCTTACTTCTAAGAAGTTAGCAGATTTTTCATTAAAGTATAATGAGAGGGTTCCCGCCTATTCACTAGGTAGACTTTCCTTAAAGATTGAACCTGGTAAGGTCAGAGTGTTTGCTATCGTTGATACTTTCACTCAATGAGTATTAAAGCCCCTTCATGAGGCCTTATTTACTTATTTGAGAGGAATACCAACTGATGCAACCTTTGATCAAAACCAAGGTTTGAAAAATTTCTTTAAGAAAGTCGGGCCTAATGAAGCGGTATTCTCTTATGACTTATCAGCAGCTACTGACCGTCTTCCTATCAAATTACAAGTATTTATTTTAAATACAGTTTTTGGTAAGAAGTTCGGGGATTTCTGATCTGCCTTATTATGTGATAGAGTTTATACTCTTAATTCACATAAGTTTAAGGTAAATACAGAGGTCCGATATATGTGTGGACAACCAATGGGGGCATACTCTTCATGAGCTATGCTCGCATTGACCCATCACATTATATTGCAGTATGCCGCTTATAAAGCATATGAGGATAAACTAACTAGCCTAACATGGTTTTCTAAATATTGTATTTTAGGAGATGATATCATTATAGGAGACAAACTGGTTGCTAAACATTATTTTGATTTTATGACTAATGTCCTTAAAGTCAAGATAAATATTAGTAAATCGGTTATCTCTTACAATGGTATCGGTGAATTTGCTAAGAGAATTGTATCAGCTTCCGAAGACTATACTCCACTTTCATTAAAAGAATTTGAAAGTTGGGGGAAAGTCTCTGGAGCTTTTATCGAAACTCTTAGAAAATTCCCTAATCTTTCAATGAGTAATATCTTGAAAGTTTTAGGTAAAGGGCCTCGGTCTTCAGGACACTTTAATAAACTTTATTATGAAATAAAGTTGATTAAACCTATGTTAGATCCTAATTTATCTGTTAAAGAAAAATTAATTCTAATTTTAGGGGGTGGACCTGAAGCCGAGAGTAAGCTAAAATATATTTTATGGGCCAAGGTCTGGGATTTCTATAATCAATGAGCATTTAATAATGCTTATTTGAATAAAAGAATAACTAATGATAAAGTTTATGACTGAAAAGTCAAGACTTTACATTATATGTTCCAGATACCTTGAAGCCTATTTAATATTATTGAACCTTCCCTTGAATCCACTGATTTCTATAAAACTATGATATTTGGTTTTACTCCTAAGAAAGCAGAGAGAATTCATGAGGCTCTTGAAATTCGTAAGAAAAATTTCAATGATGTCCTTATTGAAGACTTGCTGTTTATCTTAGATGAAGATTTCAATAGTTTAGTTGCTCCTAATCTCTTATCAAGTGAAGATTACAAGTTTATACTTGCAAATTCTACTAATAAGGAATGAAGAGCAAACTTCGAACAAATTGAAAAATTCATAAAATTTTATCATTATTCTTTGAATTATTTCAAAGAACGTGATAATCTTTTTGAGTAAAAGGCTGATCTGAGAAACAAGACTCTCGTATACTAGCACACTAATTATATAATTAGTGAACAAGTGTACAATAATCTCATCTAAGAGAGCAACCCTTTGTTCAAATATCTAATTTCAAGAAATTGGAATTAGAGGGGGGAACAAAGGGGTTGTAAGTCTAAACTTATAAATTAGGTTGCCTGTTCGGG